GTGGAGCAATGCCTATGCGGAGATCGAGCGGGATCAAGCTAATCGCGTGATTGCGTTGTGGCCGCGTTCCCCGGTAGCCACGAAGCCCCGCCGGACGACCGAGCCGGTCACGGTGCAAGGGGAGCGCCTGGAAATCGGGACGCTGATCTACGAAACGACCGATGGGCAAATCGCGGAGGAAAACGCGCCCAGGCAACCGCGCTTCATCCTCGCATCGAACATGCTGCATGTGCCGGGGCTTTCGCTTGACGGGAGACTCGGCAAGCCCATCATCGAACTGACGCGGCAGGTGATGGGGCTGGCTCTCGCTGCCGAGAAGTTCGGGGGCAAGTTCTTCGCCAACGGCATCCGTCCCACGGGCGTAGTGGAGATCCCGCACACCATGGGCGAGCCGGCCTTGACGAATTTCAAGCGCTCGGTGAACGAAGCCTACGGCGGCGAAAACATGATGCGCCCCATGGTGATCGAGGGCGGCATGATCTGGAAGCCCTCGGACATCAAGCCCAACGAAGCGCAGTTCCTTGAAACGCGGAAGCACCAGCGCGAAGAGGTCGGCGCGATTTTCCACGTCCCCGTCCGCATGTTGGGGGAATCGGGCAGGGTCAACCGGGCTTCCGCGGAACAGGAAGCCATCGAGCTGGTGCAGTACACCCTGCGCCCCTGGTACAAACCGCTCCAAAGCGAATTCAAGCGCAAGCTGTTCGTGAAGCAGGGCCGCACCGCCTTCCGGTTCTTCCCGGCCTTTTATTACCAGGAGATGTTGACGCCGGATTCGGAATCCAGGGCGAAGCTCATCACGGTATTGCGGCAGTGGGGACTGGCGAACGCGGATGACGTGCGCGAATTGTTCCTCGACTGGAATCCCATCGGGGGCCCAGCCGGGCAAACCTACTGGATGCCCGTCAACATGATGGACGCCTCGGACCCGCTGAAGCTTTCGCCCGGCGATCCGAACGCGATCACGGGAACGGACGGCGCGGACGACAAAACCGACCTGGGCGGCAAGAAGCCAGCAGCCCCGGAAGCGCCCGCCGATCAGCGTTTCGCGCGCGTGTATTCGCGGGTGTTTCAGGATGCATTGCAGCGCGTTTTAGCCCGCGAAAAGCCAGATTTACGCGACTTTCAGCGGGCCTTTACGCCGGTTCTAACCGCCATGGCGGACCTCGCCACCCAGATCGGGTGCGTGGGTTTCCGCATGGAATCCCCGAATATGGGCGATCCCATCGGGCCGGAGCTGGCCGCGTTCATCCAGAAGTTCATCGGCGGCATGTTCGAGCGCTCCGAAGGCTGGAAAGCGGACGAAACCAAGGCTGCCGGGGAGCTGGGGCGGGCGGTGGGAGCGGTCAAAATCGCCGCGTACCGCGACCTAGCCACACGAAAAGCGAAAGAGGAGTTGAGCCATGAAGAACAAGATCGAACGCCGGAACTTCAAGACTGAAGTGCGCGTGGCGAAAACCGGCGACGAGAGCCGCATCGAGGGCTACGCCTCCACATTCAACGAGCCGTACACGATCTCCGATTGGTTCGGTGAAATCGTGGAGCAAGTCGCGCCCGGCACGTTCGCCAGAGCGATCCAGGAAAAGCAGGACGTGCGATGCCTATTCAACCACAACCCGGATCATGTGTTGGGACGGACGAAACCCGGCACATTGACGCTCAAAGAAGACAGCCGGGGCCTGTTCTATTCCTGCAATCCCCCGGACGGCGCGCACGTGGTCAACTCCATCGAGCGGGGCGATATTGACGGCTCTTCGTTCGGCTTCATCGTCACCAAGGATCAGTGGGACGACGAGCGCGACGACAAAGGGCGCCTGCTGAAATCCACCAGGACCATCCAGGATGTGGACCTGTTCGACGTCGGGCCGGTGACCTACCCGGCGAACGACAACGCGACGGCCGCGATCCGGTCGCTGTTCCCCGGCGGTCTGTCTCCAGAGTTTCGCTCCCGCATGACGGAGCTGCGGAATCAATTCTGCGAGTGCGACTGCGACAAGTGCGCCGAAGGCATGTGCTCGGAATGCACCGATCCCGAATGCGAGGACCCGCACTGCGAAGGCGAAGACGGAACACGCTCGGCCAAACACTACATCCAGAAACGCGCCAAGGAATGCCGCTGCGATTGCTCCGGGTGCAAAGAGGGCCGGTGCTCGGAGTGCGATTCGTCGAATTGCGACGACCCCAATTGCACGGGGCCGGATTGCGAAGGGCGCTCAAAACGCGACAAGAAGAAAACCAAGAAGGTCGCGGGCGCCGATCTGGCTTCGGACTGCTTCGCCTACGTGGGCGATCCCGATAAAACGTCCACCTGGAAGCTGCCGATCAAGTTCCCCGGCGACGACGAGAAGACGAAGAGCCACATTCGCAACGCCTTAGCGCGTTTCGATCAGACCGAGGGCATCCCGGCGGACGAAAAGCCGAAGGTGCTGGCCAAGATCAAGGCTGCGGCGAAAGCCAACGGAATCGACGTGGACGAAGACAAGTCCGCGGACCTGGCCGCGCTCCAGTTGCGGCAGAGACAGATTCAAATGCTGCGGGACAAACCCTAACCAAGTTTCAGCTTTTCCCCGTCAGACGCGCGCCCGTAGGGGCTGGGCTTGAATGCCACGCGCGAAAAGGCGGATGCGCGCAATCCCCGCGGGCCGCGGCGGAATCGGGCGCGTGCGTCACCAACCCAAAATTCAAGAGGAGAAATTCCCATGATTGCGAGAGTACGAGAATTGAGCGAGAAGCGCGGCCAGATCTGGACTCAAATGTGCGCCCTCGATCTGAGCGTCGCGGAGAACCGCACCAAGTTCGGACAGATGGACGATGAGCAAAAGGGCTACGAAGTCGAGATCCGGGCCATCAACGAAAGCGAAGCGCGCAAGACGGCGCTGGACCTCGAATTGCGCCAACCCGCGGACCCCAGCCGCCGCGAAAACCAGGCCGCCGGCGGCGACAGCCAGGACGTGGTGAAGGAGCAGCGGGAGAAAGAGCGGAAAGCTTTCCTGTCCTACCTGAAGCACGGCGACCACCCGGAGATCCGGGGCGGCTACCGCTTCAAGGGCGTGACCGCCGAAGAGCGCCAGACGCTCTACAAGATGGGCCAGAAGACGGTCGAGATCGAAGCCCGCGACATGGGCACCGGCGGAGAGGGCGCGTATCCCGGCGCCACCACGGGCTTCTTCGTTCCCGTGGGCTTCACCATGCAGATCGAAGACGCCTTGAAGTACTACGGCGACATGTGGAACGTGGCGGAGATTCTGGACACCGCGACGGGCCAACCCCTCCCTTACCCCACCGACAACGACACCACGGTGACGGGCGAGCTCATCGGCGAAGGCCAGCAGGTGACCGAGCAGGACGTGTCGCTCGGCCAGATCATGTTCGGGGCTTACAAGTTCAGCTCCAAGATGGTCAAGGTCTCCATCGAACTCTTGCAGGATTCGGCCTTCGATTTGCAGGCCTTCCTCATCAAGAAGTTCGCGACGCGCCTGGGCCGTATCACCAACACCATGTTCACGACCGGGGGCGGACCTACCGCTTCGCAGCCGAATGGTATCATCACCGCCGCCACCAATTCCGGCGTGACCGTGATCGGCAACGACAACCTGACCACGCCGAATCCCACCAACCAGGTGGGCTACATCGACTTGGTGGATCTGGAACACTCCGTCGATCCGTTGTACCGCAAGGGCGCGAAGTTCATGTTCCACGATCAGACCTTGCGCTACCTGAAGACGCTGAAGGACAACTACGGCCGGCCCTTGTGGATGCCCGGCTTCAGTGGTTTGGCGAATACCCAGCCCGACACCTTGAACGGCTACAAGTATTCGATCAACAACGACATGGCGCAACTGGGGCCTTCCGGCTCCCCGCCGGTCGGTTCCATCTCGGTCGCGTTCGGGCCGCTCGACAAGTACGTGATCCGGCGCGTGAAAGAGATGAGCGTGCTTCGCCTGGTCGAGCGCTTCGCGGACTACGGGCAAGTCGCGTTCCTCGCGTTCGCTCGTTACGACGGGCAGCTTTTGGATGCGGGCACGCACCCCGTGCAATACCTGCAGAACGCGGCGTAAGCCGTCCTGCCCATCGTCCTTGGGGCCGGCGCTCCCGGCCCCTAACCGAATTTCCAAACCCAGGAGAACAATCCCAATGGCAAACATCGTTAATCGTTTCCCTTCAACCTCGCCCGATCAGGACGGCTTCATCTGCCAAAATCTGGAGCCGTTCTTCGGCGCGGTATCGCTTCCCGCCGCTGGAGCCATCGCGCAAGAGGAAGGCACCGTGCTGCTCGACGACGCCTCCGCCGGCGCGTACACGCTCGCCGCGCCGGTTGCCGGACTTCCCGGCGTCGTGTCGGGCGGCATGGACGGCAAGCGGCTGCGGCTCATCACGCAGACCGCCGAAGCCCACACCGTGACCACGCCCGCCAACGCCATCAACGGCGTGCACCACATCATCACCTTCGGCGGCGCGGTGGGCGATTCGATCGAACTCACGGCCTTCGGCGGCGTGTGGTACGCGAATCCGTCCGCCGGCGGCGTCACCATCAGTTAACCTCTCTGGGGCCGCGCGTTTCCTTCTTCCCTTGCGGCCCCGCTTTTTCCCCCTTGACACGCGACAGGAGATCTATGCTATTCTGCCCCTCTACCCGCTCCCGCAGGGCGAAAGCAGCCTCAGAGTTTGTACAGACCTTAGCGCTGTCACTCCTGTTGTGCCTGCCCGCCCTTTCCCAATCCAGCTATCAGACGACCCAGACCATCGCGTTATCGGGCGCGTCGTTCACCGTCTCGAATACGACCTACAACTCCGAAACCGCGTCGTTCCTCGAAACCGTCTTCGGCAATCCCACTTCGACGACCGTCACTGTGTCCGGCTGCACTGCTGCGAATTCCTGCACGTCGCTCGACAGCAGTGTGACTTCGGGAAATTCCACGGCCACGAGACAGCCGAGTATCGGCAGCGTTTATGATCACTTCCAAGTTGCGGCTTCGTGGACCGGAGGAAGCGGCGTCTTCGTGGTGGTGAGAGTCACTATCACCGGACCCGCGCCTACTTATCCGTCAAGCGGCGGCGCGGTGTCCAGCGTGTCGGGCACACCCAGCCAAGTCACATGCAGCCCCACCACGGGTAGCGTGGTTTGCGGGATTGCGCCTAACGCGGCGCTTCCCGGCGCGCCCACCACGACGAAACCGGCCTCGACGAGCAATAGCACGCAAGTTGCGACGACCAATTACGTCCGGCAACTCTTCGCGGCGCTCAACCCTGCTACCGCAGTAGCGGCGGCGACGGTCGCGGTTCTGCCCGACTCACCCACTTACAGCAACGGGACTTCGGGCGCGGGAGCCACGCTCACCGCGACGACGGCGGCGGCGCTCGTAGTGGACGGATACACGCTCTCGCTGACTAACCGGCTCCTGGTGAACAACCAGGCGAACCCGATCCAGAACGGGGTCTACTCGCTCACGACGCTGGGCACTGGGTCGGTAGATTACGTGCTCACCCGCACGTCTGACTTCAATAGCGTCGGGGACATCAACAATGCGGGCGTGATTCCCGTGACCAATGGCACCGTGAACGCCGGGACGACATGGGCGCTCGACGCCAACATATCGGCCATCGGAACATCGGCGATCAGCTACGACCAAACCAACTCACAACCCCCCGCCGTCGTCACGATCAACAGCGTGCCCTGTACCGTGGGATCGAGCTGCACGATCACGGCCAGCGGTAACCCGAACGGCTACGGGATGTGGGAGCTTACCGTACCGCAGTTCGCCAACTTCTCGTGGGCGAATCAGGGCAGCGCCACCTATAGCTCGGGCACTAATTTCCTCTCCATCGTCGCGCCGTCCGGCTCCAGTTCCAACAGCCTCGCGGTATTGCATCAGCCGTGCCCGGCCGTTCCATTCGATCTCTACGGCCTGGCGATTATGTCGTACGGCGTAGCCAACACGTCGGCTGAAGGCGGTATTGAAATCGACGACGGGACGAAACTCTTCGGCGCGGAAATGCTCGGCAACGGCAGCAGCTCCGATATGGCCACAGTGTACTTCACGGGCGCCACGGGTTCACGGTCCACCGTCAATAACGACTCGATGGACGTCCCTCCGGCTGGGCCGTTTTGGTGGCATCTGCATGTGAGCGCGTCGAACGCCATCACCGCCTATTACGGCACGGAGGCGCTGGGAATGCGGCAGCTCACCGACGCATCTTCCGGGACGCTCAGCGCCATCACGAACTGCGGATTTTATATCAACAATACGACTTCCAGTTCCAGCGCCGGAAGCGCTTCAATCACCGTGCTGGCGTTCCAGTTCGGCGCGCTCGTTCCCCAGTGACTAGGAGGATCGGGGGGCGGAGGAGGCGGCGGAGGCTCTGGCGGCGCGAGTCCGGTTGTCTGGTTGCAGGGCGGCAGCCTCACGGCGGGAACCGGAAACGTCATCTCTTCCTGGACCGATAGTAGTGGCAACGGTTACAGCTTCAGCGGAGACTCCGGTCCCAAGCAAATCTCGGGCTGGAACGGCCTGCCCGCCGCGCGCTTCTATCCGGGATCGTCGACGGCGCTCAACGCATCGAGTTTTCCGGGGCTGGTGTCGGATAACCTGAGTATATTCGCGGTCGTGGACCGCAAGGGCATCTGGTTCCGCAACGGGCAGAGCGCGAACGACTCGGGAGCCTACGGCCTGATACTTTGCGCCGGAAGCTACCCGGAATCGTGGCAGTTCGATTTCTACGGCGACGATTCGGAGTTCGGCGGCCCGCAGGATCAGTTTTCGCGTGCATCGTTGCACGGGTATCAGGGCGCCGCGAACGCAAACCAGGAGCCGGCTAACCGCGTGTTCAGCGGCCCGGCGCTTGTGGGGGCGATTTATTCGGCCGGCGGGAATACTTACTACTCCGACACCTCGACGGTGAGCGAGCCTGCCTGGGGGAGCTTCAACACCAACGGCGGGAGCGCGGTTCTCGGTCAGTCCTGCGGCGGCGGCTACGGACTCTACGGAGACCTTTACGAGTTGCAGGTTTACAACACGGCGCTGAGCGGGACGGCGCTGAGCAACGTTCTCTCCTACTTCACGAACAAGTACCCGCTGAATCGCGCGAATGCGACCCAAGTCATCTTCGATGGCAACTCCATCATGGACGGGCTGTGGAGTTCGGGAAACTCCCAGGCATCGCTGTTTGAAGCCGCTACCAACTACGCCTATAACGTGGTCTCGGAAGCCATCGGTTACTACGACACGGAAACGCTGAACGCGACCGCTCCCAAAGTGATCGACGCCTACGCGTCCGAAGCCTACACCACGCAGATCGTGGCGCTCTGGGAGATTTACAACAGCATCGTGAATCGCGGAGACACCGCGGCCGAAGTCGAGACGGCGCTAACGAATTACGCGGCGGGAAGACACGCCGCGGGCTTCAAAGTGGTGCTCGCCACCTGCCTGGATTCTTCGGCCATCGGCACAAGCGGTTCGCTTGACACCGTCCGTAACGCCGTGAACACGTGGCTGCGGGCGAACTGGCGCACAATTGCGGACGGACTCGCGGACGTAGACAGCGATCCCACCATCGGCGGCGAAGGCAACTACACGAACGGCACGTACTTCTACTCCGATGGCGTCCATCTGACGGCGGCGGGCGAAGCCATCGCATCCCCGTATTTTCAGACGGCCATCGAAGCTTTGATCCCATGAGCAAAGGCCGCGACAAGCGCAAGCGCGCGAAAGCCAAGCGCGAGAAACGCGAGAAGTGCTAGTCTCCGCCATCATGCCCACCCGCTCCCGTCCCGCGCTGAGCCGGACGGCGCTCGAATGCTGGAAGGCGCAGACCTGGGCGGAAAAGGAACTCGTGATCCTAGACGACGCGGACGATCCGAGCTTTCGCGTGCCTCCGGTCGAAGCGGGAGTCCGGTATTACAAAGGGCCGAGACTCAGCGTGGGAGCGAAGCGCGAATGGCTCTGCGCGAACGCGCTGGGGGAAGTGATCATCCACTTCGATTCGGACGACTGGAGCCACCCGGACAGAATCGCGCAGCAGGTAGAGCTACTCTCGGACAAGCCCATGAGCGGGTATCATTGCCTGTTCTTCTGGGACATGCGAAACTCGGTAGGATACCGCTGGAAAGCGGGCGCGGGTTTCGCTTGCGGCACTTCGATGTGCTACACGCGGGAATTTTGGAAGCGACAGCGCTTCAAAGACGTGAAGTTTGCCGAAGACAATCTGATGGTGTACGCGGCGCAAAAAGCGGGCGGAGTCTCCACTCTCGACGGAAGGCAGATGTGCGTGGCGCGGGCGCACGACGGGAGCACATCCTCGGCGCGGAGATTGGGCAGGAATGGCTGGCCGCGAGTCGCCAACGCGGATTTTCCGCCGTTGTTTTTCGCGGCGCTGAGGGCGGAGGCCGCGCGTGCGCGATAGGAAGCAGTTCAAGTCGTACCTGACGATCAGGGCGGCGTTGCGCGTCCTGGAAATCGCGGCGCCCGCCGAAACGAAAACGATGTGCCTGGATTGCGGAGGTCTGCGCGTCGAGTCTTCGCCTACCTATTGTCTTCACAGGCCGGATTGCCGGGGCATGGAGAGAGTCGAAGCCATCCGAAAGGTGCTGAAGGGCGAATGAGCGTCTGGATCTGCATCCCCTCCATCCGGCCCGGCGGCGGCACGCTTCCGGAGTGGAAGGCGCGGGGTTACAAGGTAGCTGTCTTGCGACAGGGAGATCCGTTCCCGGAAGCGGACATCACCATCCGCACCGATAAGTACCTGGGATGGGCCGAGTCAGTGAACCTCACCGTAAAGACGGTGATGATCCTCGACAAAGAGGCGGAATGGTTTGTGGCGGGGGGAGACGACACTTTGCCCGACCCGGATCATACGCCGGAACAGATCGCAGCGGAGTGTCGGGCACATTTCTACGGCCGTCTTTTCCCGACAGCCATCATTCCCGATCCCGGCTTCGCCACTTTCGGCGTTATGCAGCCCACCGGCGACCTGAAGCACTGGAATTCGGCAATCGACAAGTTTGCAGGCTCACCATGGATGGGCCGCGAGTGGTGCAGGCGCGCGTTCGGCGGACGCGGCCCGATCTGGCCCGAGTTCCATCACATGTTCGGCGACGAGCATCTGCAACGATGCGCCGAAAAGCTCGGGGTGTTCTGGCAGCGTCCGGATCTCACGCACAAGCACATGCACGCACTGCGCCCCGGCAGCCACGCAACGCGAGTTGGCGATCCGGCGCTATTCGGGCGCAAGCACTGGGACGAATCCACGGCGCTATTCCGCAGATTGGAAGCGGGTGGATTCAAGGAAGCGGAGGAACTGGCCGCATGAGACGCGCCGTCGTGAACGTGGCCACCGGCCCGCACTACCGCAAGGGGCAAGCGCGGCTGGCACGCATACTCGACTTCGATTCTGACGTTCTGGATATAGGCACCGATCTGCTGCTGTGGGACGATCTCCCGCACGCGGACGGAGGCGACAACACGCCGGTCTATCAGATCCCCCCGGAGTGGCCGAGTCACTCCGCGAAGCCCTACGCCTTCAAAGCCTACGCGCTGCAAGCGGCGGCAAATCGCGGCTACGATCTGCTGCTGTGGATGGACGCGGCAGTCAAGCCCGTGCAATCGCTCGAACCGCTGTGGGAGCGCATCGAAAGAGACGGCTACTGGTTCGCCGAAAACGCGTGGAACAACTACGAGTGGACGGCGGACTCGGCATACCCGGCGCTGTTCCCGGACTGGTTCGGAGACAATGTCAGCCTCGGGATGGAAGCCGCGCGGAGAGTCAACCGGACCGTCCCGCATGTGATCGCCTGCTGCTTCGGCCTGAACCTGCGCAGCGAAATTGGCGCGACGTTTCTGAGCGAGTACTACCGCCTGGCCTCGGAAACAAACGCGTTCATGGGACCGTGGTCGAACCGCAACTACACGGGCAACGTGTTGCGCCAATCCGCCGCGAGAACCGCCCCATGTGGACCGCCCGACGTAATCGGACACCGGCACGATCAAACCGCCGCGTCCGTCATCGCGTGGAGGCTGGGCATGCAACTGACGCCGGGACACCGGGCGAAAGACGGCGACGTGCTCGCGTACCCGTGCTGGTTCGATGGCGGGAAGGTGCCTTCTAACGTGATGCTGGTGCATGACGGGAGCATGGAATAAGTGTGGACCGACCGATTCACCGAACTCTGCCTGAAGTACCACACGCCCAAGGTGGTCATTCCCGAAAACCCGCTGTCGCACAACTACGCCCCGACCTATAACCGGCTCTTCGCGGGGCGGCGGATCAAGCGCATTCTCGAAATCGGCCTCGGCTATGCGCACCTGTTCCACGACGATTATCCGCACGCGGGAAGCCTGCTGATCTGGGAGGAATTATTCCCGGAGGCGGAAATCTTCGGCCTGGACATCCGGCCGGATACGTTGCGCAACGAGCGCAAAATCAGATCGATGATTTGCGACCAGTCGAGCGAGCAAGACCTGCGGGCGGCCGCTTCAGCCATCGGCGGAAATCTGGACCTGATCGTGGACGACGGTTCGCACGTCTGGGAGCATCAAAAGCTCACCGCGCGACTCTTCGTACCAGAGCTTTCCCCGGCCGGCGCGTATCTGATCGAAGACGTGAAGCCGCGCGACAATTACAACGATTTCCCCTTTCCTTGCGAAGTGATCGAGTGTAGCGAAGGGCGCACGGAAGACGACAGGCTGATCCTGGTACAGCACGGGGGTATCGAGTGAGACTCGAATGCTTGGCGGGGCAC